AGGATGGATGGAATACGAATAGATATCCATTGCCATCAGCATACTGGACTTCAGTGGTTGCATCAAAAGAACCACCTGAGACTGTGAAAGAGGATATGTCTATGGTGCCTGATAGTTTCTGAGCGGATAGTGGGCTAGCTGTGGTAGCGCTGGTAGCTGCCCAGAAATATAGGATGCTTCCAATCTGTGTCACAACTAATTGAGTTAAACCATCACCTCCGGCATTGTTCCACTTGTAAGTGGATACAGCTTTACCAGTTCTATCTGCCAGAGTATTCAGAGTTCCATTGTCTTCAATGTCAATTCCTTCTCTACGGAGAACATCCCCAACTAGAGTGAATTCACAATTATCACAGTCTGTAGCAGCATTCTCAGGAAAATTAAGTCCTGTAGAATCTGTTACCAGACCTTTGGTGAAGTTGTTCTCTACTGAGAAAGAAGGTTGCTGAGGCATTAATCTTTGATTTCTTTGATACGAATATTCTTGGCTCTGAAGTAGATCTGAGCTTGTCTCAAGAGAGAATTGAAATCCGTGTATTTATTACGCAGAGGCATAGGAATATTTCCTCTTTCATACCTCAGAGACCACAGAGTAGTATTGGGGTCCATAGATGCATGGAGAGGATTCTTTCCACTCACAGCGTCTTTATCTAGAGCTCCGAAGTCTTTCTTAGTAGGATCATTGGACTCTAGAACTAGAATCCGATCATTCTTTCTCATGACCATTTAATGTAGGGCCTCGAAGTAAAATGTGGCTTGCGTCCAAAATCAGGAAGTTCGTCAAATGAAGAAGGTTTGTTATCTTTAGATTTATTCTTCTGGAAGGTATTCCACTGTCTCTTGGATTCTTGCTCAGCTTTGGAATGAACTAACTGTTTAAGTTCTAAGAAGGCTAGAGACTTAGCTTCATTGAGCAGAAGAGGGACTTGCTCATCACTTACAGGTGGGATGAAGGTATCAACCATCTGCCAAGAAGGAGAAGATAATCCATAGCCCATAGTCTTGCTTTCCTGTAGGGTTGAATCTACAGTGCTGTCGTAGGCATCAAAGATGACGTAGTAATTAGAGATTACTGTGCAGTAGGTAGGCTGTGTATCATTCCGATAATTGAATTTGAACTGTTCTACACCTAAGGTGAAGTTCAGGGTATCAATCCAACTCTCAGTTATGTCAAAGGCATTAACCCAATCCACATACTGTTGAAGAGGAAGAATGGTCACGTACTTGTACATATCTTCCGTACTGTCGTAATATTTAAGCCATTCCACAGTCTTAACATCAGAAGGGAAGAACATTAAGTTGGGTTCGGAAACCGAGTTGGAAGACTCGAGTTGGAATAGTTTCTTATCATTAGGAGCACCTGTACGTGTCAGGATGTTGAAATAACAGGTCTTGACTATCTCAGCTACTTGCTGAGACTCAGTAGTATCTCCAATGCTATTGACTTCATCAGATGAAAGAGCAGATAGAATGTTTTGTGTGTAGTCCAGTAGGGTTAATTTCATCGCATACGCGTCCAAGCATTGATGCCGATGTTGCCTAGAAGGAACATAATTACGGCATAGGGGAGATAGGATACACTATCTGGGTATTTTTCTACTATGAACACAAGATTAGGATAATGTCTTACGACAATGGTATCCCATCCTATGATCATAGTCCAGACCACTACTGGCAGACATATAGCGTCTCTGAGTAAACGGAGAACAATGTCATCATTAGTAGTCTGGATTATTTGTGCAGATACCTTCGCTTCTTCTACTTCAGCGGTACGCATACCAAGCTGAGTATCTTTGAACTTAGTGAAGATAGATACAAGACCATCTACAATAGGTCCTACTAAAGGTATCCAACCTAACATTAGTCGTCAGACCTTCCGTGAGCCACGTAGTGGACTAGGGCCAGCGCAATTAAAGTCTGGGGTAGCCATTCAGGAACGTGGAGTTCTGATATTGCCTGTTTGACAGTGGTATCTCCTGCCCAAGAACTGATCTTGTCGAAGAGAATGAACATAGCAGCAGGAAGACCGTAGATCCAAGTTACGAACTTAGTCCATGATGGTTTCCATACATGATCCACCATCCATTGGTGGGCTTCATATAGCCATGTTTTAATTTGATTGAGCATTTCTATTCCTTATGAAATGTACGAAGCTTCCGATCAGTAAACCCAATGCTATTGCCGATAGGATGGAAGCATATGGATGTGCGTGGATGAAATTCGTAAAAGTGAGCCACACGGCAGTAACGCCGGTTCCTATTGCAGGACCTGTGGTATTGTCTTTAGATGGAGTTAAGAATAATGATCTTTCTCTCTGTCTACGTCCTAAGAGGAGAGTAGGATTGCCGTTGCCTTTGCTCCAATTGAGCATTGCATTAGCAGCTCCCTTATAGTCTTTCTGATTAAGTTTTCGTAAGACTGAAGACTTAGATAGTCCTCCCGTATTAAACTGGAAGGAGACAAGAGCATCGAATTGGTTTTGATTTAGAGGAACCTTAACCAGTCTTGAGATATCTTTCTCAACAGCATTAAGGTCTTGTGCCAAGATTTTATCAGCCTGAGCTTTAGTTATGACCATACCGGGAATAACTTTAGGATCACCTGCAGCTGAAGTATGCCCAACACCTATGGTTAGTGTGCCTCTGGCAACTCCACCTTTAGAAACTCTCTTGTCGTTATAATCATCGTAGGAATATAGGATTACTCCCTCTTCCTTTTCGATGAAAGCTAAACCATTACGACTGGTCTTCATCTTTAGTCTGTTCGTTGATCTGAGTCTGAAGATTGGCGATGAGAGTTGAGACCTCATTATAAGGCATTAGACCTAAAGCTCGGCCTAGGATACTGATTTCTTGGTCTGTAAAATTAAGTTGCATTATGCGGATACGCCTTTGATTACGTTGAAGTTAATTACCGGCTGTTCTGTAGTTGTACCGCCAGTGGTTGCGAATGATATTTTGAAGCTGCCTGCAGCCACGTTAGTGACGAGCAGAATGTAAAGATCTGTACCAGATTTCTGGTTTAGAATGATGGTGTCAGTTGCAGCTACCGTAGAGTTAGTAACTGTGAAGGTCTGGTAAGAAGCAGAGCCTGCAGCAGATACTAGAGTAATTGCTCCTGAAGTCTTATTGAGAGTGACACCAGTGGTTCGACTGGTAGCTTGGGTTACAGTACCGCCTGCACCTGTAGCATATCCTATGCCAGCAGTACCAGTCGATAGAATGCTACCAGTAGCTTTGAAGTTACCTGCACCGGGGTCTGAGGCGAAGGTGCCTAGATTTAAACCACCAGTAGAAGTAAGCCTTAACCTTTCTGCGATAGTGCCCGCGTTACTGGTTAACCACAACCAACGTCCTGAGACAGAGCCAGATGCTACCGCATCGACCTCTGCGCGCATGTCAGCTGCTTCACGGATAACGCTGCCAGAGTCAGAGCCTCCAACCTGTATCCAGAACATGAAGTCATTGACTTGGACTGGACCTCCAGCCCTACTCTTATTGAATTGCCACAGAGGACAGTTAGAGTCGTTTGCATTATTGAGAATAGACCAGTTAGGTCCGAATGCAGCTGAAGAGGAACCTGACACACTGCCATTGAGTGTTGCAGTGCCCGAAATGTTTAGGGTAGGGGCTGTTACAGTTCCGTTGATTGCAGTAATACCATTCAGAACTCTCAGATTGCCTGCTCCAGCATCTACGTCTTGTCCTAGACCTATAGAAACTCCGCTAGAAGGGTAGATAAAGAAATTAGAAGAAGCTGCACCGGCAGAATTAGCTGTAGCAAATACGAGTTTACCAGAAACGGCGCCTACAGTTTGATCGGTAATCTGAGCGATGACCGCAGCGTAGGAATTTGTATTTGCCCCTCTGAAATCTACTGCTAATGTATTATTATTTGTAGAATTAGTTGTTCTGTAAAACAGGCACGGACCGTTGTAATAAGTATTTAAGACTGTATTACTAGCTGACCCTAACACTGTTATAGGAGTGGTAGATGCAGACGTGCCTATAGTAAGTGAAGTGCCGATGTAAGCAGACTTAGCAACACCAAGACCCCCGGAAGTAATGAGAGAACCGGTAGAGGTTGAAGAACTATCTGTAGTATTGTTGAAGTTAGAAATACCATTGGTTGATAAACTACCTGCAC